ACTCCAAACTAATTCGGAGCGGAAGGCGGACCCGGAGGAGCCGCGTTCATCGGGGTGGGAGCCGACGATCGCGGGCTGGGTGGGGAGGGTTTGTTTGCGCCGCCCAACGGGCCTTGCGCGTTCGGGTCCGGACCCCCGGCGGGGTCCGCCGACGCGCCCGGCTGCATCCCATTCTGGGCGAGTATGCTTGGCATCCCGGCGGTGACCGCGTCGTCAAGATTGATACTATCGTCCATCCGGGAGATCGCCTGCTTGGCCATGAAAGCCGGGGTGATCCCGGGTATCTGCATCATGATCGGAGCCAAGCGTTCGAAGTTTTGGAGTTCCCTGGCCTGATCGGGGCGGCCCGAGGAACCCGCCTCGATGTCGAGGACGAGGTTGCGGGCGACGTCGCCCCTGGTCAGCGTCGGCCAGATCGCTCCGGGTCCGACGATCTCCTTCACAGTTTCCTCGGAGACGTTCAAGAGGAGGATTTGGCCCGCCGCCTGAGCCATCGCTGAAAGAGTGTCGTCGATGTCATCGATTTCGGAGCCAGTCGCCGTTGCCTTGGCTTGAGCTGCGATATTGCTTTCAGTAGCTGTTGCGCCTGCTGTCGGTCCAAGGTCAGCCGACTGGTCGCCGACGACGCGAAGGAAATCTTGGAAGACTTCCTGGGTGGCGTAGATGTTCGGGTCAACCGGCACTCCCTTGATCGCCTGCAAGACGGAATTGATATCGGTCCCCGGCTGAAGTCCAGCCACCGCGATGAGCGCGTTGACCGGCGGATTGCGGAGAACCTCGATGTCTTCCTCGGAGAGGATGCCCTCGGCGTAGGCCGTCTTCGGGCGGTTGGCGAAGCGGTGTTCGCGCAGGCCCTGGCGCGAGCGGTTCAACTCCAACTGCATCGAGCGGATCAGCATGACGTCCGACGGCGGAAAGACTTTCCCCTCGGTTTCGTTGAACGCCACCAGGAACCACGGCCAGAACGCATCGGTGTAATATTCCGGCGAGGCCGGCTCGCGCAGGAAATCCGGGTAGCCGTCGCAGACGACGTAAACCAAGCCGTCGGTCTTGTCATAAATCTCCCAGACCAGCATTTTCGACGGGTTGCTGGCGTCGCCCGACGGCCGCCCCATCAGCTCCTCGACCTGCCCGAAATCGGTCGAGCCGTCGATCGTCCGGTACTGGGTGGCGGCGCTGCCGACGTCCACTCCGTAAGTCTGCTCGATCTCGTCCTCGCTCAGGCAATACTCCTCGGCGGCCCAGCCGCAGCCGAGGAAGCTCCTCAGCGCCGTGCAATTCTTGTCGGGGATGATCGCGGTGCTCTTCGGCCATGTGAACATCAGGCCTTCGCGCAGGACGATGTCCTGCTGCGCGGCAAGGTCGGCGATCACCAATCGCATCTGCTCGACCTCGGCGGCGTCGGGCTGAAGTTCGTTGTCGGCGACGTCGGCGGATATCTGCTCGATCAAGGCGAGCTGCTGCTGAGCGTCGGCAAGTTTACTATCCAGGTCGGGGGATCGCCCCATGACCCGCTGGAAGCCGACTTTGACCCAGCCGACGCCGCTGGTCGCGGCGCGGCGGACGGTCATCTTCATCCGCGACTTGAAGCTCTGCTGCTGCTGGCTGACCTCGTACTGGTAGAGAATTTCGAGCGTGCGGGCGATCTTGTTGGCTTGGTCGACCTGCGCCTTGACCTGCTGAACGTCAGCGACGATCGCCTGCGCTTGTTGCAGCTCTTCCGGCGACGGCCCCATCGGCATGGATATGCCAGCTTGCTGGGCCATCTGCGCGAGGCCCCCCATCAGGCCGCCGGGCGCTCCGGGCGGACCCGGCGGGGGAGGAGGACCGCCGGGCGAACCCGGACTTGCACCGGCACCCGGCGGCCCAGGCGGCGTAGGGCTGGACATCCCGCCACCGCCATTCATTGCCGGAGCCGGCGGCCCCGGTTGTCCCGGCATTGCCTCCGGCGGCGCTCCGCCCGGCAGCGCGCCGCCCAGGCCAAGTTGAGAAGCGGCGACGCCGAGGCCAGCCCCGAGCATCAGCTTCTGCATCATCTCCTGGCGGGCCTGCGCCTGCTGGAGGACTTTCTGCGCGGTCTGGAAGCTCTCGATCTGGCCGTCCCAGACAGTGGCGTAGAGCTTCGGGCGCGGCTTCGCCGAGGCCTTGGGGTTTTTGGCGTAGAGAGCAGCGGTCCTTTGCTTGACATGGCGCAACGTGACGTTCGCCACATAGCGATCGTCGAGGCCGTCGTTGAAGGCCGACGCCTTGCTCTCTTCCTCCCATTGGCGGCCGGCGCAGAATTTCTGGTCGCGGATCATCTGCCGGAAAACGGGTTCCCAGTGCTTGCGGGCCGCCTTGACGTCGTCGATGCGCTTCTTGACGAGGGCCTTGCGCTTCTCGTCGAGATCGGGCGGCGCTTGCCGGGGAAGGGTCTTACCCGTGGCCGGCGTGGGTGGCCCGGGCGTGAACATGCCCTGCCCCGGATCGATCGGCGGCAGCATGCCGGGGGCCGGACCCGGCACGCCCGGAGGAGGAAAACCACCTGTCGACATCACCAACCTCCTGGGACGACTGTCCGCTTAGTCGTCTCGCGCGCAGACTTTTTCACCCAGCCCAGCGTCCCCGGCTGCGGACCCGCCGGGGCCGGCTTCGGCTTGCGGTTGGGAACATGGATGCCGAGGCCGAGGCCGATCCAGGAGATGAAATCGACGAAGTCGTCGTGGGTGCCGTAGGGAAACTTCAGCAGCTCATCGCGGGCCTCGGCCCACCAAGGCGCGAATGAAGGAAAATAGACCATTCGCATCGCCATGCGACCATTGATGGCCTGGGCGCGGGTCTTTTTGTCGTGCGTCGGGGTAACCTCCATGACGCTGCAAAAGATCGAGCGTTCGAGCATGCGCTTTCTCAAAAACGGCCCGATCGACTTCGAGATGTGGCCTTTTTCCGCCCACCAATAGAGCGGCTTGTAGAGGGCCATCAGGTCGATCATGTGCTCGACGACGTAGTCGGTCGAGTACCTTCCCCAGACGAGCTGCGGCATGACCCATATATTCTGATCCTTGTCCAAGCCGATCACGCCGCAGCAGGTCTTGTCGCGCTCTTGGGCGAGGGAAACCGCGTGATCAGACGCCGCGTAGAAGCGCAAATCCTCTTTCGGCGGCATCTCGTTCTTGGAGTAGGTCATGACGCAATCGCCGGGGAAGAAATTCCCGGCGTCCGGCGTCGGCGATCCCTGGTAAAGGGCCTGGAAACCGCGCGGGTCGGCCTCGCGCAGGTCTTCGAGGTGCTCGACCGGGAAACGTTCCGGCCAGAGGGCCTCGCCCACCTTCCTGCCGATCGGATCGTTGTCCTTGGCGATCGCCGGAAGGTCGATTATCGACCATTTCTTCGCTTCGGTGAGGACGTAGCAGGAATTGGTCTTGTCGGTCAGCCGGCCGACGAGGTCGTCTTCGTGCCAGCGGGTCTGGATGATGATTATCCAGCCTTTATAGGTCACCAGACGCGACCGCATGACCTGCGTGTACCATTTCCAGACTTTTTCCCTGACCGTTGGGCTATCAGCCTCTGTTCGATCCTTGATCGGGTCATCAATGATAAGCCCGATGGCCCCGCGCCCAGTAATCGAGCCACCTCGCCCGGTGAAAAACACTTTTCCGCCCGTTTCGACCTCGATGCGGTCGACCGAGGCAGTGCGAATGCTGATTTCGGGGAAAATCTGCTTGAAGACCGGGTCTTCGATCGTCGCCATGACCTCACGGCCGAAATCCCAACTGAATTTCTCGTTGTACGAAGCCGAAATGATGCTGTCGCGGGGGTGCTTGCCGACAAACCAGGGCGGAAACAGCCGCGAGGCCAGCTCGGACTTGCCGTGACGCGGCGGGCAGTTGATTATCAGGCGTCGGAGCCTTCCCGCCTCAACCTCTTCCAAGGCCGCCGCGATGACTTCGTGATGGATTGCCGGCTTGTAGACCGAGAAATCAGCATCGTCGGCGTGGTCGGGGTCCGGGTGCATCGCCTTGGCGAACCCAATCAAGGAGTTTCGCGCGGCGATGCCCGTTTTCCGCCTTTTCAGGGCCTGGAAATACCTGATTTCATCGGCCGAGAGCTGTCCCATCAGGCGACGGCGATCCCGTTCGAGTTGACGGTGGTGGTTTTCCCGGCGACCGTCGCCGTGACGGCGCAAGAAACCGTCTTGCCGCTGTCGGCAGCCACCAGAAGGTAAGTCTGCGCCGTCGCACCGGCGATCGCCACCCCGTTGCGCAGCCACTGAAAAGTATATGTCGGCGCTTGTATCCAGGTGCCGACAGTTACTGCCAGGGTCTGCCCGACGACCCCCGTCCCGGACGCCACCGGCGGCGTGATGTTGATCGGCACGCCGCTCTCGTAGGCCTGATCGACGACCCCCAAATACGGCTTCATCGCCCGCGTGACGATCTTCTGGTGGGTCTGGATGAAGGTCACCTCGGGCGAGGTCAGCGCGAACGGCTCGACCCCCGGCGCGAAAGCGACAGCGTCTTCTTTTTCCTTAGCGGTGGCTCTTGTCACGGTCGTGCTCCTTGTGCGCCGGCGCTTTCTCTTCCTTCGGCGCTTTCTCTTCCGGCGCAGGCTCGAACGGCGACTGCGACGGCGGCGGCCCCGACGAGCCGCCGGCGGGCGGGGCCTGCCCGCTCTCGTCAAGCTCGGGGGTTTTCGGCTCGGGGGTTTTCTTCTCAGTCGACATCATCGCTCTCCTGTCGAGTTCACGTTCCCGGCGCTTGACCGCGCCACCAAAAGCAGCCGTTTCAGCTATCCCCATCACGCACCCTGGATGACGAAGCCGAAGACCTTCCACCCCAGCAAAAACAGCAGGATGAAAAAGATCAGGGCGTTGGCGTGCAGCGCCCACGGATAGGCGGACCCCGCCTGCCAGTAGAAAATCCATGAGAAGAACCACAGCACCATGACCAGCCAGAAAATAAATCCGATGGACATCACGGCGTCTCCTCTGCGGTGACGTTGATCTTCTCGCTGTAGAAAGCCCGCAGGAGAAGGTGGTCTTTCGCACTGTGGATGATCGGGCCGATGATCGACGCCGCCGGGCTGGCCTCGACCAGCTTCTCAAGCTCGCGGACAAACTCCCGGATTTCGTCGCCGACTTTCGACATCAGACATTCTTTCTCCGCCGCCAATGGCCGAACATGCCGAGGCCGGCAAGACCCGCCGGGAACAGCAATCCGGCGGCCGGGATCGGCGTCGCCGCCGCCGAGGGCCGGGCGACGATGTAGAAGCTCTCGCCACCATCGACGGCATGGTCCCACGACGCCTGGAACAAAAGCCGGTCACCTGCGGCAAGGCCGCTCCCGGCAAGGTCGAAGCCCGAGATCAGGTAGTCCGCCGAGCCGTTGCCGTTGCGGATGTCCGGCATCGCGAAAGACGAGGCCAGATCGAACAGGATCAGCGAGCCGAGCGGGCCGCTGCCGGACTGGTCGAGGTCGAGCAACCGGAACTGCGTCAGCACCTCCGAGGCGGCGTGCGTGGAGTTGACGTCGACGGCGACGCCGAAGGTCAAGCCGAGGTCGCCGAGGCCGGTGAGGAAGTTGCTGAGCTGCCCGACCGTGTAGGGCGTCACGGTGACGTCGTCGTCGTTGGCGAACGCGCCGGTGATGTTGCTCGAGAACAGGTTGAAGCTGCTGTCGTTGCCGGTCGAGTTGAAATTGTTGTAGCCGAAGCCGACAGGGTTATGCGCCTGCGTCGTCGCGCAAATGATGCAGGGGTCGGACGCCGACTGCGGCACGACATCGGCGTCGGCCAAAGGGGCAACCGTCAGCGTACTGGCATAAGCCGGGGCCGCCGCGAACAGCGCCGCGCCAGCCAGCAGCAGTCTACGAACGCGCATTAGAACCTCCCGGTTAAGAGCAAGACGATGAGGACGATCAGAACAATCCCGACGGCCCCCGAGGGGTAGTACCCCCACCCGGCGGCGTAGGGCCAAGTCGGAAGCACTCCAACCAGCAGGATGATCACGACCAGAAGGACGAGAAGCGACATCTATGATCCTCCGCGCGGACCCGGCACGGGCTGCGCCTGACGCTGTTCGATGATCACTCTCGCCGCCGGAATACTCGGGTCCGGACGCCGCTGCTCCGGCACAGACTGGATGACGATGCAGCCGCTGAGCATCAAGCACATCCCGAGGGCCAGAGCTGCCATCAGCTTTTCGCCATGTACGCATCTTCTGCTAAGATACCGCAGCGGGTCCGGCGTTGTCGCGCCGGCCCGCCACTTGACACCATCGCTCGTAGGAGGAGCAGATGCCCAAATCCACTCATAACACGCCCCCATCGCGTTTGCGGCACGGAGGAGCGCGAAAAGGACAAGTCACGCGCCTCTGGTGCATCTGGAACCATATGCGCCAACGCTGCTCCAACCCCAAAAACCGTGCTTGGAAAAACTACGGCGGTCGGGGCATTGCCGTTTGCCCCGAATGGCAAGGCTCCTTTGAAGCTTTCCGCGATTGGGCGCGGGCGCACGGCTACACCGAACACCTGACCATCGAGCGCACCGACAACGATCTTGGTTATTCGCCGGATAATTGCTGCTGGATCACGCGCGAAGAGCAAGCGCGCAACAAGCGAAGCAATAAATTCACGCCCGAACAAATCCGCGCCGTGCGCGTCGATCCGCGCTCCCAACGACAAATCGCCGCCGACTATGGCGTGGACAAATCGACCATCGCGGACATCAAACACCGCAAAATATGGGCGCATGTCTACGACGAGCCTCTCCCTGAAAGATAGGCGACAAGTCCGCCGACCATCGCGCCGACGGCGGCGATCGCGGCATCCTTGGTCAGCTCGCTCACCCTTACACCCAAAGCCGCCGCGACGACGATAACAATCAGGACCACGCCAAGCGTGAAGGCGATGACGAGGGCGACGGAGCCGCGATACTGGCTCATTGCGGTTCCGGGTGTAGCTCTTTCTCCCGATTAGCCGCGTACTCTAAAAGCTTGGCTTGCTCGTCCTTTGACCGATAGTATTTTGGGTCTTTCGGCAAGGGCATTCTCTCCGGCACTGTTGGTGCAGGATAAGGCACAATCACCCACAAACCACCGTAAAACTTAACGATGGTTTCAACTAATGAAGTTGCCCCCGGTGCAGCAACGCCCTCTGTTTGAGCATGTGCGGCTAAATCGACTGTGTATGTATCCACAGCCGCCTGTAAGTCGTAGCCCAAAGCCTGATATGTCTGAACGTCAATCTCATACGCGGACATTACCCACCCCTTATGATGTAGTTGACCAAGAGTGTTGGCTGCATGTTGTTATGAGACTGGCTATAAGGCCCACCAGTCATGCCCATAGTTCCTGTACTGACAATTGTACCGCCTTGAGTATTGCCGGCTCCGTTAGTACTAAACGCTGTAGGATTGTTTCTTGAATTGAACAAATGGTTATGGTCAACCAGTTCACTTTCTATCAGCGCGAGCCTTTGAATACCACCGAAACCACCGATCCCGACACTGACAAAGTTACCCGCCGCTCCAGTCGCCAACCTGCCCGCCGCGCCCGTTCCCATGTCGTCGATGCCGGCCGGCGCTCTTCCCCGCAGGTCGGGCAAGCCGAACGTGGTCGAGCCGTCGCCGGCACCCCACACCGCCAACCCGCCGGTCATGTTGAGGAAGAGAGCGTAGAGGTTGGGGTTGGCCGCGCGGTTGATGTTCTGGCCGTTGCAGGCGAACCAGCCCGCCGGGACGGCGTTGACGGCCCCGGCGAACGGAAAGATGACCCCGGCCGGAACTGCCGCATCGACATACTGCTTGGGGGCGGCTTGCAGCGCGCTGACCGGGTTACCGGGAAGATTGAGCGGCTGGGCGACAGTCACCTGTCCGTTGGCGCGGCTGATCTTGAACGGGGCCTCGATGAGCGTGCCGGCGTCGGAGTAGCGCAAAATCGAGAAGTTAGACCCGGCGTTACCCACGCTCTCGGCGTCGGCATCGCCGGGGGAGATGATCCAGCGGGACACCCCGTTGGTCTGCCCGTAGATCACGCAAAACGTACCGGACGCGGGCTTGCTCAAGACAAGCGACGGCGACGCTTTGGAGATGGCGATATCGCCGGTCAACCCGCCGCCGGCGAGCGGCAGTTTGCTATCGACGGTCTGCTTGGTCGCCGCGCCGAGAGCTGCCACAGGCTCGCCACTGAGGAGAAGCAGCCCGGTCATCGTCCCGCCAGCCAGCGGCAGGTACGTCGCCGTCGCGTCGGCAAGGGTGACGCCGCGCGTCCAGCTTGCCGGCGCGAACGCCCCGGGTCCGGTCGCGGCGATCGCCCGATAGAGGACGCCGCCCTGTAAGACATGGTCGCCAATATTGTAGTGGGCGGTCGCCGAGAAGAACCTGACGGCGATGAGATCGACGGCGGTGCCGGCGACATCGACGACGCCGAACTGCAAATCCGGATAATTGACGAAAGGCTCGCCGGGCAGCTTGCCGGTCGGGCGATTGCCGGCGACGGTCGAGCGCAGTACCTGGGTCGGGTTGGTCACGGAGGTATCTACCTCTCCCTTCGGGCGGTATCTACCGCCGGGCCGTGGCGATGATTAGCCGGCTAATAAGTTCCTGCGTCGATGGCGTAGGCTTGCAAGTAGCGCAGCGTCACCGGCTGAAGGATCGTGGCCGGGTCGGCCGCAAGGGTCAGGGGTCCGGTCAACGTCCCGCCCGTGAGCGCGAGGCGCGAAGTGTCGGACGGATGAACGTGATCGGCCCGCGCCCAGGTCGTGCCGACGCCGACATCGCCGATGCCGTCCATGAGAGGGGCGACGCTCGCACCCGGCAGGACGGCGACGACATCGGCCGGGAGCAAGACGACGGCCCCGACCCGCGTGTTGAAGCTGGCGACGCCGGCGACGCCCGAGGCGACGGCGTCCTGCACGAATGCCGTCGTGGCGACCGAGGTGTCGTTGTCGCCGCGCGCCGGGGTCGGCGCTTGTGGGTTGCCAGTAAAAATCGGCGACGCCTGCGGCGCGCCGCCGGCCCCGGTGATGTCGTCCTGGGTCAGGACGACCAGACCACTCCTGCCATTGAACGAGTTCACGCCGGTGAACCCCGAGAGGGTCAAGGCAGCTTGAGAGGCCCACCAGCGGCTCGACCAGTGGTTCCCGGTCAAACCAGTAGTCGCGAGGACATTAGGCGGAATGGTGTCGGGCATGTGCTCGGCCCATTCGATCGACACCTGCGCCCAGTCTTGCGCCGTCGCCGCAGCAAAAGCCGCGTCGTTCTGTGAGTTGTCGGCAGTGGCAAGAGTGTCGATGGCTTGAGCTGCGAGCGGTTCGAGCTTGGCCTTGAGCTGCTCCTGGACGGTGACGACGTCGCCGATCAGCGCGAGGCTGCGGGCATACTCCTCGACCTGCTCGGCGGCGAAGACTTTCGCGTCATGGAGCAGCTCGCCGATCTCATGGCGATAAACCGCGATCGTC